GGACCACGTGGCGCTCGTGGGCAGAATTGCGTCGAGATGCCTAATCCCAACCCTAACCTTCTTGACTTCTATGGATCAGAACTTGTTCAACATCAGCGTCGCTATCGCCGGAGCCCTCGGCGGCTGGTGGATGAAAGCCATGTGGGATGCTCTCAAGGATCTCAAGGCGGCAGACGACAAAGTGGCGCAGCAGGTCTCAGACCTCAAGGTGCTGGTGGCAGGGCAGTACGTCAGCCGTGAATCTTTCGACAAGCTGTCGGCTGCCATCTTCGCCAAGCTGGACCGCATCGAGGACAAGTTGGACAAGAAGGTGGACAAGGAATGAGCAACATCGTGCGCCAGCTCAACGGTGACGAAGGGCGCGAGCCTTGCGTCTATCAAGATCATCTGGGCTACTGGACCATCGGTGTCGGTCGTCTGGTTGACTCACGCAAGCCCGGTGCTGGCCTGCGCCCCAAGGAGATGGACTACCTGCTGGCCAACGATGTTGAGGACCGTGTTCAGCAGCTCACCGCACGGCTGCCGTGGTTCGTCGACTTGGACGAGGCCCGTCAAGGTGTGTTGCTGAACATGTCCTTCCAGCTCGGGGTAGATGGTCTGCTGGGCTTCAAGAACACTTTGGAGCTCGTGCGGCAGGGCAAGTACACGGAGGCAGCGGCTGCCATGCTGCAATCGAAGTGGGCTACTCAGACCCCGCAACGGGCGAAGCGGATGTCTGAGCAGATGCATACTGGTGTGTGGCAATTCGCCCCGGGGACCTGATCATGGACTGGAAGAGTATCGTCAAGACCGTTGCGCCGTGGATTGGCACTGCCATCGGTGGCCCGCTGGGCGGCATGGCAGTGGAAGCAGCAGCTAACGCGCTTGGGCTCAGCGACAAGACGGTTGATGCCGTCAAGCAGGCCCTGTCAGGCGCCACGCCGGAGCAGATGCTGGCACTGAAGAAGGCAGACCAAGACTTCGCCCTGCAGATGCAGGCGCTGGGCTTCAAGCAGATCACCGATCTGGAGTCCATCGCCGCTGGTGACCGCAAGGACGCACGTGCGATGCAGGTGGCCAACAAGAGCGCCGTGCCTGCGGTACTCACTTGGTTTCTGGTGCTGTCCTTCGTTGGCACGCTGGTGGGCTTGTTCTCACTCACGGTGCCACCTACCAATCGCGACATCGTGGTCTACATGGTCGGCCAGCTGAGCGGGTTCACTGCCGCAGCCGTGGCGTTCTGGCTGGGCACCACACGCCAGTCTGAGAACAAGACGGAACTCATTGCCAAGGCACCTCCGCTGGCCTGAGATACCAACGGTATCCGGCTGCCCATGTCAAAGGCCCCGCTTGGGGCCTTTGGCGTCTTTGGCTAGGGGTGGGTGTACTGGCGTCTGCGTTTGCCCAGCCTGCGCCGGATTTGCCCGTTCGCTGGGCTAGTGTAGGTGGCTGCTGGCCTGCTGCGCTGGCATGGCCGTGCCGTGCTGGGCGCGACGCAGGGCTTCCATGGAAGCCACCAGCCCATCAGGCAGCTCGACGACAACCTTCACTTCAACACCAGTGGCCCCAGCGAGGCTGATGTTCTCTTGAACCGTGTTGCGCAACGCGCACTCAACGGCCAGCATCTCATCCGGCGCGGTCACGTGGCAGTGGAATACAACGGTGTCCGGCTCCTCGCCGGGTTCTTCCTTGAAGAAAGTGATGCAGTGCTCGAGCATGTTGTCCTCCTAGACGTAGTCAATGAGCAGGTAGTTCTTGCCTTCACGTGCGGCACGCTCGGCAGCCAGTTGGATACCCATCGTATCGTGACGGGTACAGTCGATGTATGCAGCCTTGAAGCAGCGGCACCAGGATTCCCTGATGTCCAGCCATTCTTCCCAGGTGAGCGTCTTGGGTGCGTTCATGGCCACCAGCCGCTTCAGGCTGCCGCAGTCCAATGGCACGATGCTGCCCGTAACGCCGACACTGTGCATCAAGATGTCGCGGGGCTTCACGTCGCGTTGGACCTGCTCGATTAGGTCTTGGTCTGTGGCCATGTGGCCCTCCTTTCAGTACACGATGAGGGACGCCTTCTTGCCCAGCGCCTTCAGACGCTGCACCTGCGCCTCGCCTGCACGGGTGGCAGCAGCACGGTCGCCAGCAGCCTCTACCACGATACGGTGACCCACCTGCACCACGTACTCGTTCTTCTTGGAGTCGTGGTGAACCGCGACTTGCAGGACTGGCAGCTTGTGGCGCTTGGCGAACCCCTCGCCGCCCAAGATGCTGATGGCGGTGTCCAGGTGACGGGTCTTGCTGGTGGACATGTAGGCTCCTTGGTTGATGAACGAATTATCAAGCGAACCCCGAAGGGTTCGCAAGACTCACTTGCCGAGGATTTCGTCCAAGGTGCTGTCCATTGCCTCTTTGGCAGCCTTCACCTTGTCCTTGGACACGGCCACCACACCTTCCTTGTCGGTCTTGCGGCGCTGCGGGGCCTTCTTGGCGGCAGCCTTCACAGGCTCAGCCGGGGCGGCAGGTGCTTCAGCCTTGGGGGTCGTCTTGGTGCGCTCGTACAGAACATCCTGGATCTGCCAGCCATTCTTCTTGGCAGTACGACGGCAGCACACCACCAGCTTACCGTCTTCATTGATGGCAACGATGGGACGCTTGCGGCCGTCTTGCTGGGCCAGCGTGGCGGCAGCCTTGGCGGTCTTGGCAACCACGGGGGCCAGCTTTACGGCAGGGGTAGAGGTCTTGGACATGGTAGGGTTCCTTTCACGTTGCGGTAGGCACCGTGCCGACCGTGAACGAATGTTCGCACGTTTCAGGAACCCTTCACAAGACTTAGTTGAACGTAGGGTTATTCAACCTTGGTTCACGTAGCCGGGACCGGGCTCGCCGCTGTCTAAGAGCTGCTCCTGCACCGGGTCGGCAGGGTAGCACTCGCGGATCAGCCGCTTGATGCGCTCCACCAGCATCTCGAGGTCCTGTACCATCGTCCAGTTGGTGGCCGACGTGATGCAGGCATACTCCAACGGCAGCAGCTTGTTCGCTTCGGCGTACTCCGTCATGCGAGCCATCGTGACGAACTTATGGCGCGGCTGGCGTGCGTTGTTGCGAGCCAGCTCCAGCAGCTTCTGGGCGAAGTGCAGCGCCTTCTCAGCGTCCTCTTGACCTTTCTTGAAGCGGTGTCGTGTCAGGTACTTGGTGATCTGACCTTCGAAGTACCCGAGGTCCAGCTCGTGGGCGAGGTCCCAGTGCTGGAACGGGCTGCGGTAGTGGGTGCCCCCCACTTGGGTTTCGTTGGCAGTGCTCATGCGTTCAACTCCAGTTCTGCGCCCTGTGCGGGCTCAATGCCGAGGCTGCGTGCCGCATCGATTGCTTCACCCGTCAGAGCACGGCAGCACTCCGGCAGGTACGATGCGAGAATCCACCCGAGCCCACGCGCTACCGTCGGTTTCGTGTAGGTGTTGCCCATGCGGAACTCTTCCAGGCACCACAGCACCAGCTCCATGCGGTCAGCCCACTTCAGCAGCGCGGCCTCCTCCTGGGTCAGCGTGTACTCGCGGTACAGGGGGTACAGGTCTTGCTCGATGCTGTCCATCAACGGCCCCAGCTCCGGGTGTACGCGCTTGATGGGCGCAGGCACATCACCAGTCATGAGCTCAGGCAGATCGTGGTGCAGGATGGCCTCGTAGAGCGTGGCACGCGACTGCAAGCCGTACTCGCCTTGACCCTCAGTAACCTGCTTGACCAGCATCAGCATACCGAAGGTGTGCTCTGCAATGGTCTGCGTGCGGTGCGTGCGCTTCACGTGGTAACGCTTGACCGCACCAGCGTCACGGTACAGGGTGGCTTCGACCAACGGCTTCATGCTTGCTCCTTGGTGGTTGCCTTGTCAGCGCGACGCTGGACCCACTGCTTCATGGCGAGACGCCAGTCTTCAGCAGCGACTTCTTCCAGCACCTTAAGCGCGCTGGCGTAGCACTTCAGCTTGTACAGGTTGTATGCACGGACCACGGGGCTGACCACGGTCTGGCCGAACGAAGAGTGGTACTCGAAGCTTTCCAGGTGCTCACCGTTCTCGACCTGCGCGCACATGCCTTCGCAGTCGGCCAGCAGCAGCACTGCGTCCATGGTGTTCTGCGCGATGGGGCGGGCCTGGACTTCACCACGCTCGTACGGGTTGGTCACATGGCCGTACTCGTGGCGGCCTTCGTTGAACGCCAGCCAGAACGGATTGTCCACGTACACGTGGAAGTTGTTCGACTGCTGCACGTAGAAGCCGCGCTCCAGCTTGGCGTAGATTGCGATGAACTCCTGCAGCATGCTGAACTGCACCGCGTTGGCACCGTATGCGCCCCAGATGGCGTCGTTGCTGCGATTGCACACGGTCATGTTCAGGCGTCCGTCAACGATGTCGAGCATGATCATGTCGTTGCAGGGCATGTCCTTCGTGTTGGCACGCATGTCCAACTCGGGGTGCCAGATGCTCATCACGCATTGGCGGGTGTCGGGCTTGGTCACCAGCAGCTCAATGGCGCGGATGATCTGGTCAAAGCCGAACGCCTTGCGCAGACGGTGACCGTAGGCACCGTGGAAGGTCACACCATCATCGCTGAAGCGGTCGATGTTGCCCAGGAACATACGGGGCAGCTCAACACGGTTGGAGCCGCCCAAGATCCACAGGCTCTCGATGAGGTGGAAGAATGGGTTGGCATCACGCACAGCATCGAACAGCACGCGCTCTTCCGGGCGCTCGTAGATGGTGGTGACAGGGCCATGCACACGGAGGGTCTTCAGCCCACGCGACTCGGCAGGCTTGCCGTAGGTCTGGATCATCTGCAACGCCACAGGGAGCGCCTCGTTCACGTTGCGGACACGCAGGCTTGCGCCGAACTGGTTCATGTTGGTTCCTTTCAGAGTAGATCGTCAACGCTGGGTTCAGGGAGCCCCAGCAGCTCAAGCGTCAGGTTGTACGCCTGTCGGTATTGTAGTCTGTGAACGGTCAAGCCAGCTCGTTCAAGACGGTCAGCCCAATTGCGTGCGGACTGTTGCTTGCGGTACAGGTTCTTCGGGTCGTAGGGCTTCGTGGTGCCCTTGGCTGCACGACGCTTCAGCACGTTCTTGATACAGACGGTATCAGGAGTGTCCAGCAGGATGAACACCGCTTGATCGAATAGCTTGGCGAACGACACGCACGTGTCCTGGCCGGGGGTGACCAGCCCTTCGGCGAACACGTTGTCCCCAGCACGGGCGCGCAGCATCAACACACGGTACAGGTCCGCATACGGCTGGATGCCGTCCACACCCCCGCAGGCAGTGCCGTACTTGCCAACCAAAACCACGCCAGCGTGCTCGGTGGGCGTCCAGGTAGCCTTGGGGTTAGCTGGCAGCCTTTGGACGCCCTGCGCGCCCCCAGCCGCAGCCAATACGGCACGGGCCAGCGTGCTCTTGCCTGACCCGTTGGTGCCATGCACGTAGACCAGCGTGCTCATGGCTTGCGGCAGTCGCATGGGCAGCGACCCTGATTGCAGTTGCCCCCGCACCCGCCGGAGAACAGCTCACGGATAAACTTGATGATGCGCTTGATCACAGGTGCCTCCCTACTCCATCCAGGTCTTCAGGGGTCCAGATGCCACCAGCCAGCAGGCCCTCACGGAGCGCAGCAGCGGGCTTGCCTTCCACACCCTGCAGACGCTTCCACGCCTTGGCACTGCGGAAGCCATACTGGTAGTCTCCGACCACATGTTGCTTGAACACACAGCACACGGTCTCAGCTTCCTGCAGCGCCAGCTTGCGTCCGCCCTTCACGGGGTACGGGATGTTCGTGATGTGCTTGGTGATCAGCGCCATGCGCTTCTCAAGCCAGTTGAACTCGAAGCTGCGCGTCTCCAGCAGGTGGATCAGCTCAGCGCCCTGCTGCGGCACTTTCGGCATGTACTTCTCGCAGCCAGTGAAGTCCACGACCTCGTCGAACACGGTGTCCCAGATGTCAGCCAGCTTCCAGTAGAAGTAGTCGCCCATCTGCGCCATGTGCTGCATGTTCTTCCGCACCTGAAGGTAGCTCGTGCCGTGCGTGGCCTCAATCATGGCTTCGGGCTTCGGGTACAGGTCCTGCCACTGCATCAGCGCCTTCTGGCCCGCTTGCCCACGGAAGTGACGACGCTCGGACGCACGCTTGGCGCTGGAGTACACGCGACGCAGGTACTCGTAGAACTTCGCGCCCTGGAACTGGCACGCCACGGCAGCCACGCCCGGGTTGTAGAACGTACACCACGCCAGCACGTAGCGCATCTTCGTAGCGATGTCCAGCTCAGCGCGCTTCAGCAGCATGTAGCCGGGGTCAGCGTCCTCCAGCTTGAACATGACCTCGGCGAACTTGCGCCAGTCCTTACGGTGGTCAGCGGCCACCAGCTTGTCTACATTCACGGTTCTCTCCTTTCAGTGATACCAATGGTATCGGGTTATGCCAGCAGCTCCTGGACTTCGCGGTATTCTTTCAACAGCTTGATGGCGCGGCGCTCGTCCGCATGGCGCATGCGCTGGGTCATCAGCATGACCTCGTCCACGGTGTCGCGGGCAATGAGGTGCTTGATCATCACGTGGTCGCGTCCTGTGGCGATCTGTCGTGCTGCGCCGATGCGCTCGATGACCTGAGCATAGTACTCGCGGCTCCAGAGCATGCTGTAGAACACCAGCACATTGCCCCCGCCTTGCAGATTGAGTCCGTGGCCTGCGCCTTGCGGGTGGACGAACATCACACGGTGCTTGCCAGCGTTCCACTCGTCTTGGAGCTTCTGCAACGCACGTTCGTTCTTGGCGTCAACGATGGCAGGGGCCTTGGGGAAGGCAGCACGTAGACGAGCCAGATCAGGCTTGAACCAGTAAGCCACCAGCACGTTGCCACCCACACCGTCGATGACCTCACGGAGCGCCTCCAGCTTGACGTCATGCACGGCCTGCCATGTCTTCTCACCGACCTCGTCGTCTAGGTAGATGAATCCGTTGGCTAGCTGCCAGCACTTGGAAGACAGGGACGCAGCGGATAGGGCCTCGGTGCTGCCCTTCTCCATCTCAAGGAACATCTCCGCTTCCAGCTTGCGATAGTGTGTGCGCGCAGCAGGCGGCAGATCGACATAAACCTCCTGCTTGATGGTGGGTGGCAGCTCCAGCCAGTCCTCTGCTCGCATGGTCAGGATGAGAGGGCTAATCAGTTCCAGGATCTTCTGCTCTGCATCATCGTCGGCCACGTAGCCGTAGCCCTTGAAGCCTCCAGGGTGGAAGAAGCGACTGCGGTAGCGTTCCACCTGCGCACCCAGACGCTGGCCTTCGTCCAGGATGAACACCTGTCCCCACAGATCAAGCAGACCCTTGGGCGCTGGCGTACCAGTCAGGATAACCCTACGGTCGAACCGCTTCACCTGGAAGCGCAGTGAACCGAACCGCTTGCTCTTGGGGGTCTTGAACATGCTGGACTCGTCGATGACCAGTGCGTCGTAGGGCCAGCCGTACTTCTTCGCCCTGGACCGCAGCACGCGCAGCAGCCAGACGAGGTTGTCCACGTTGATGATGTGGATCTGCGCTTGACTGTTGAGGGCCAGCAGCCGTTGACGCTCGTTGCCCGTGAGCAGCTTGAACGTCAGGTGCTTGGTGTGTTGCCACTTGCGCGCTTCCTGTCGCCACACGCCCTGAGCAGGCCGCAGCGGGGCCACCAGCAGCACACGATTGACCACGCCCTTGTCCAGCAGGTCAGCGAAAGCGGTCAACGTGCTGATGGTCTTGCCCAGACCCATGTCTAGGAACAGGCCAGCGCGTCTCGTCTTCTTCAGGAAGTCGACAGCGCGACGCTGATAGTTGCGTAGATCAGTTCGTTGCAGCATACACGCTCACCACGACAGCAGCCAGCATCAGGCCGCACGCAACCCAACACACGGTGTCCACCCACTTGGGGCAGACGCGTACCCACATACCGTTGATCAGCACGTAGCACTTCAGACTCTTGAACATGACTCCTCCAGCGCAGCGTCCACAGACGCCTTGGTGTTGCACACGTAAACGCGAAAACCCAATTGTCGCAGCTTGGTGTGCCAGCGTTCCTGAAGAGGCTCAAAGGAGCCACCTACAGGACGCTTCAGTTCGAAGAACAGTACGATACCGCCCGGTAGCAGCACCAGCCTGTCAGGAATGCCGCGCATGCCGAACGGGTTCGGCTTGATGCACAAGCCACGGAGAGTCTTCACTTGCTTGCGCAGGTGCGTCTCTACCGTGTCTTCGGTGTCGTAGCGATCAGCCCTTTTCATAGCGAATGCACGTAAAGCCCTTGGCTGCCAGCGGGATGCCGTGGCCCCACTGACCCTTCTCACCCACCACGCACACCAGCTTCTCTAGCTCCTTGATGTTGCTGGTGCCACGCTTGCGCAACGTGAGCAGCTCGTCATGCACGGTACCGAACACTGGATAACCGTTGGTGTCCGCGGACAACATGCCTTCCTGCCTAACGTCGAAGGCAATACCCTGCACAATGTTCTCAATGAGCTTGCCTCCGTAGGTCTTCTCACGGACAAACTGACCCTTGATCTCTGTGCGGAAGCTGATCTCGAATGCAGGCTTGCCCCAGCGCTCCGCCGGGATGGCCCGCGCATACGGGTAGCGGATCTCGCGGCCGGAGGGTAGTTGAATGCAGAGCCAGTGCTCACGCATGAAGAACTTGCACTTCAGCCCACGGAACACTTCGCCGGGGTTGCGGATGGCACCCGCCACCAGTCGTTCCACCTCGGTCCAGCTCTTGACGATGGCGGGGTGTCCATCACGGTACGCCTTGACAGCGGTCTTGGCGAACTGCTCAGTGATGATCACGCCAGCGTTGGCAGCGTAGTCCACGAACTTGACGCCACCCAGCTGATACCCGCAGCCTAGCACCAAGTTCTTGGCGACGCGGCGCTGCTCGTCCGTCACGTCCTCAAGGCTCTTCAGCTTGTACAGCTTCATCGCCATGAGCTTGTACACGTCGACGCCCTGACGGTACGCCTCCAGCATGTGCTCTTCGCCAGCAATCCAGGCCAGCACACGGGCCTCAATCGCCGTGTAGTCCACCACGGCCAGCTCATAGCCGTCTGGGGCCTTGATGAAGCCCCGCATGCACTGGCTGATGACGTCGATGGGCTTATCGTACAGCAGCAGGAACAGCTCTGGGTCGGCGTGCTCCAGCAGGGCGAACACTAGCTCACGCTGATGGGCCTTGAGCAAACCACGGATGAAGTTATGCGGCTGCACCAGACGGCCAGCGTAGCGACCCGTGTGCGCACCGTGGTAGAGGAAGCCACCCTGCACGACCCAATCGTCGGGGTCAGCACAGAGTTTCATGCTGATGAGCTTCTTGGTGCTGGCCTTGCCAGCTTCCACGCGCAGCTCCAGCAGTTCCTTGGCGTTGTCGTCCAGGTCTTCGTTCTTCAACGCTTGGCGCACCGTCTCGGCACGCATGTTCTCCAGGTCAATGCCGCGCTCGCTGAAGAAGTCCAGCATTTTCTGCACTTGCGTGGCCTTCAGCCCGCCGGTCAGGGCAGCCACACGGGCAGCGATGTTGATCTCCAGGGCCTGGACTACTTTGAGCGCTTTCTCAACCAGCGGCAGATCGATGGGCAACCCACGGTCGTTCATCACCATGTCAAGGATGAACATGCGGCGCTGGCGCGGAATGAGGTCTGGCAGGGCCGTGTCCAGCTCCACTTCACCCAGCACGTCACGGGCGCAGTACTCACTGAATCGTTGGAAGCGCTCCCAGTCGTCACGTGGGTGGATGCGGGTGCGGGCATCCTTCTTCGTGGACTTGCGCGGTTGACAAAAGACCTTGATGAGCTTGCTGCCCTCCATGTCTTTCTCGACCTTGCTGCCCAGCGCCTTCAGCGCTTTCTCCAGGCTGCGGGGCAGGCCTGACGCGGCTGCCTTGGCTGCCGTGCAGACCCACTGGCTGTCCTTGACTTCGGGCAGCCCGGGGCACTGCCTGCGGAGGACATGCCGCCACACCACGCGCTCAAAGGCAGCGTTGTGGGCACCCAGCTTACCCCCACCCCTAACCCACGCCACCAGACGCGCTGGCGGGGCGTCTTGCCACGGCAGCCACTCCTCTGGGTAGGTGTCCCCGGGCAGCAGGAACCGAGCCACCAGCACCTCACACGACGGGTGCCGGGCGTAACGGTACCCGCCCACCTTGCGGATGTCCAGCTCGTTATACGTTTCAAAATCTATATGCCCGGTGTCAGTCATATAGTGCACCCTTCGTGCATCTTGCGTTTGGCTTCAAGATATGCTTCATGGGCTTCCTCGGCCGTGTCGTAGTACCCAAGGTGGTAGTGCCTTCTATTGACAACAATCTGAGCGTGATACTTGTTCCGCTTAGGCTTGTAGCACACGCCCAGCAGACCGGTCTTATTGTTCACTCTGGCTTTTCGAGCATTCTGCTTGTTCACACTGCTGGTCACTTCACGCAGATTGACCCAACGGTTGTCGAGCTTGTCACCGTTAATGTGATCAACCTCGACGGGCATGCGACCTGTCATCAGGTAAAACGCCACCCGGTGCGCCTGCTCGTGCTTCTTGCCAAACACGTTGAACCGGACACTCCAGTACCCGACGGTGTTCTTCCACCCGACTGGCTTGCCGTTCTTGGTGAACACACCTGTTTCAGGATTGTAGTGTAAATCACACATGATTCAAAGTCAATGGTAAAGGCGCCCGGAGGCGCCTTTGAAACACCCCGATACCGGAAGGTATCAGGCCGGGGACACGGTCATGCCGCTGACCTTGGACTCGCCGGGCTCGAGCTGCACGACTTCCTTCTTCACCAGCGAGTACAGCACCACGCGCAGCTTGCGGGTCTCGGTGCCGATCTTCTCGGCCAGCTCGCGGCTGTTGATGGGCTTCTTGCTGCGCTTGAAGTGTGCGGTCACGGCGTCGGCGATGGTCTGGCGCTCGCCTTCCTCGAAGCGGATCGGCTCCTTCTTGGCCTTCTCCTTCGGCTCGGCGGGGGCAGCCTTGGCTTCCTTGGCTTCCTTGGCTTCCTTGGCGGGCTTCTCGGCCTTGGCCGGTGCAGCTTCCTTCTTGGCAGCGGTCTTCTTCGCGGGCTTCTCGGCCTTGGCCGGTGCAGCTTCCTTCTTGGCAGCGGTCTTCTTCTTCGCGGGCTTGGCATCGCCCAGCAGATCGTCGATGTCGTCCTTCTTGCTCATGGGGTTCTCCAGGTTGGTTGAGCTGCCCCAGAGAACCCTGAGGCGCGGTGTGAAACGAAGTTTCTAGCAGGCCGAACGGTTCCGCTTACAGCAGGTCGTCCACGTCATCGTCGTTGGACTTGCCCTTCTTGGCAGCGGGCTTCTTGCCCTTGGCGGGCTTGAAGTCGTCCTCGGCGCTGGGGTCGCCCGACAGGCGGTCACCGTCGTCCAGCTTCTGCACGTTGATCAGGTAGAACGCCACGCCCTTGGACTCGTTGTCGTAGGCGAACGGGCGGCAGCTGACTCGGGCGCGCATGCCGTCGTAGATCTCCGACTTGTCCATGATGGGCTCAGCGTCGGCGTCCACGATGCCGGGCTTGTCCTTGGTCTTGAAGCTGACAAAGGTGCCCGGGTTCTCGAAGCCGGGGATGGGGTTGTCGTCATCGTCAACTTTGTCCTCGTTCTTGCCGAACGGCCAGTTGATCTTGCCCTTCTTGACGAGCTCAGTGAACTTGGAGCCGAACGCTTCCACGCCGACGGCCTGCGCAGCCTTCTTCATGGCGGTGAGGTCGGTGTCCTCGTCGAAGATCAGGGTGATCTGGTACTTGGGGTCCCCCTGCGGGTTGCCCTTGCTGTCCTTGCGCTGACGCGGCTGGAGCAGGTTGACGTAGCGGGCAGTGCCCTCGGGGGAATGCATGCGATTGGAGGCCATATGGGTCCTTCAGGGTCGAGTGGGGTTGATGAGCAGCATACGTTGACCCAGGTATGCCAGCCGGGAAGCCGTAGTGTCTATGCTTCCTTGGAAGCGCGCTTGATGGTAGGTGTACCGTCCTTGTCAGCCAGCAGGCCAGCAGCCGTGAAGGGATCCGTGAAGTCATCGGCTGCGCTGCCTCGAGGCTTCTTGGGCCAGAGCTTCTTCTCCTTGAGCTTTTTCTCGGCCTGTGCAGGGCTGAGCAGTTCCACAGAGTACCGCTCACGCTTGTCCAGGCCCAACTCAGCCAGCTTGGCATTGGCTTGCTCCTCGTCAGCCCATGCACGGCGCGGACTGGTGAAGCTGGCTTCCCAACCTGGGATGTCAACTCCCTGATGGGCCAGCTCTACGGCACGGGCCTTGACCGACTCGCCTATCTGGTTCAGTACCTCAAGGGTGTCGAGGATCTGAGCGATCTGCTTGGGTGTGAGGCTCTTGGGGTTCACTTGAAGTCCTCCTTGGCCTTCTGCATCACCAGCTCGTACTGAGCCACGCAGTTGCCATCAGCTACGCAGTAGCGGCAGTGCTTGCCAGCCACACGGGGGGCGTTCTTGCCCAGCGCCACGGGCACCACGGGGATGACCGTCTTGCTGAGCCATTGGTCCACCTGCTTGTCCGTCAGCGCTGGGGCTTCCTGTACGGGCTTGCGCTTGGGGAGCCGAGGCTGCACCACGACCTTGCGATACCGCTGGTATCGGCCACGCTGCTGGCGCATGCCGGTCAGGTAGAGCATCAGCTGGCTGTTGTCCTTGACCGCAACGGTGATGCCGATGCCGTGCTTGTAGTCCAAGCACACCACTTCCACCGGGTAGTTGTCGAGGATGATGTCGCTGGTGCCAAACGCTGTGTCGTCTTCACAGCCGATGGACTCGCCGTACTGCACTTGATGCTCGATGAGCACGCGGGTCTTCGGGTTGTTGGCGACATACGCCTGAACGTAGTCCAGAGCGTAGCCCACACCGTCGATCATGGCGTCATCCACAGCCATCAACGGGGTGCCGTCAACGTCCTTGCCGAGCACGACACCGTAGTAGTCTTGCGGGTCGGCACCAGTGCGCAAGCAGACCTCTAGCAGCGCGTGGGCACTGGTGCCTTCTAGGGCGTGGATGCTGGACTCGCGCTTCTTGCCCGAGTTCGCCTCCACGCTCCCAGGGCACACCAGCCAGCGATGCGAGGAGCTCGCGCTGAGCTTGGCGTGCTTCATGGTCAGATGCCGCTTCCGTCGGTGTTGGTGGTGCCGTCGAAGCTGGGGAAGCCCTGCTGGTTCGAGTGCAGGAAGTCGCGCAGCAGATAGCCCTCCAGCGCCCAGATCTTCTGCTTGGCGTTCTCGTACGCCACCTTGCGGCCGATCTCAGCGTCGAAGTTCTCAGGGCTGACACAGGCCGACTCACCCACGGTGTTGTATCCGTTGCGCAGCGTGAGGCAGCACACGGTCACAGTCGTGCCCGGGAATTGGTGATACGCCGAGTGAACGATCTGCTCCTCGATGTGCTGCGGGGTGATGCGCGGGGCGGTGAGGCCCTTGCGCTGGATCTCTTGCTCGATGACACCGTCGTCGGTGCGGGGCGATTGAACGTTGTGCATGTTGATGCTCCTGGTGGTTGATGCGACTCAGCTCAACGAGCGTGCTGCGGCATGTACGACAGCTCGGAAGATGAAGTCCTTGGCACGCTGTTGCACGGGCAATTGCTCGTACGGCAGCATGCACGGATGTTGCTTGAGCTCTTCGTTGCGCACAGGGCCGTAGGTGTATCCGTTGGCTGCCTTGAAGGACATCCAGGCCTCGTGGCTGGCTTCTGGCGTCATGCTGGGGTTCTGCAGGTGCTTGCGCACCCCATCACGGCAGCTCTCCTTGATGTTCTCAGGGGTGCTGTCCCAAGCGCCATAGGTGAAGTCGCCCGTAGCGGCGCAGTAGGCCGCGTTGGCGTCGTTGCAGATGCGAGCGATGCGCTCGACGAGTTCTTCGTTCATATTGATGCTCCTGTTGAAGATGTCAATGGGGGCCGAAGCCCCCACCAGTGTCGCCCATCTGCGTTACAGCAGATCGTCGTCTTCCTCACCGCCTTCTTCCGGCATGGCAGCCTGGATGGCCTTGAGGTAGTCGGCGTACTGGTCCTCGTCGCACTCGCTGGGCTTGCCGAACTTCTTGCTCAGCTTGACGAAGGCAGCCTTGTCGGCCTCGATGAGCTCCTTGGCAGCAGCCGTCAGCTCGTCCAGCGTGACCGCCTTGGCCTTGCTCGCCTTCTTGGCAGCGGGCTTCTTGGCAGGCTTCTCCTCAGGCTCCTCTTCCTCGTCGATGAGCTCCTGGGCCTTGTCCATCAGCTCCTGGTACTGGGACTCGTCGACGTCGGCCAGCTTGCCAGCACCCACGGACTCCAGGGCCTCCACCATCTTCTCCTTGCCCTTGGCTTCCACCAGCTCCTTGAGCTTCTCACGCACGGTGTCGATGCTCAGCTCCTCGTCCTGCTCCGCTTCCGCCTTCTTGGCTGCGGGCTTGGACTTGCCTGCTGCGGACTTGGCTCCCCGTACAGGTTTCGCAGCCGCTCCATCTCCGCTTCCACCCTTCGCACCGCCACCACCAGCCCGAAAGGAGCCGGAGAGCTTGCTGAACAGAGCACCGATCTCATCGAGCACATCGGCCACCTGTTCGTGGTTGAGTTCCTTGGTCATCTTCAAACACTCCTGTAGTGCGCCCCAGATGCGGGGGGCGCTGACCGCGTTGATAAGTGTAGCGTTGCCGTCAGGGTCGTGGCTCCACCAGCGTGGGTGTCCTGCCAGCTTCAGCCGTGCTTTGTCACGCCACACACCCTTCGTCGCGGTGCCGAGCTGGCTCCAATCAGGCTTCACTGACGGACACTCGTCGTAGAGGGTTTGGGCTGCCTGCTCCAGCTTGACAGCCGCAACGGGGGCCACCCGCTGCGCTGCGGCAGCAAGGTAGTCCATGTCTTAGGCGGCAGCCTTGGCGCGCGCCTTAGGCTTGCTTGCGGGCTTGGCGGGGGCTTCCTGCAGGCCAGCTTCCACCAGCAGGTTCTTGGCAGTGGGCCAGATCATCTGTAGGAAGCTGAGCTTCTCGTCGTGCATCAGCGCTTCATACTGCTCCTGCATCAGCTGCGCGGCCGTCTTGGCGGGCTTCTTGCGCTCACGCTGGCTGGCCTTCAGGCCGTTGCCGGTGTCGCCGAGGATGTCATCCACGTCGTCGTCTTCATCTTCGCTACCATCGGTATCCATGCCGTTCATGGCACCAGCAGCGCTGAGCATGCCAGCAGTGCGCCCCATGTCGAACACGCTGTTGGTCAGCGTCTTGGGGTCGATCTCTGCCTTGGGCTTGGCGCGCAGCAGGCCAGCGTCTTCCAGCTCTTCCTTGAGCATACCACGGGTGAAGTCAGCATCACGCTCGATCTTCTGGATGAGCGGGGTGTTCCCGCTGTCCATCGCCTTCAGCACCAGCGTGATGACCTCGTTGGAGATGGCCAGCTTCTTGCAGGCCTCGCGCTGGGTCAATCCGTGGTCGCGGTGCAGGCGGGCACCCACCAGCGCACGCTGGAGCGACGACAGCTTGCGGCGATGCACGTTCACCGAGGCGATGTACCCCGCAGGATCCTTGCCCTTGTACTCGATGAACTTCAGCTCGGTGCCAGTCTTCTGCGCCACACGGTAGCGGTGCCAGCCGTCAAGGACCATGCCTTCGTAGATGGTGGCAGGCATGATGATACCGCGCTCCTGGCAGTCCTCACTGAACGCCTCGAACTCCTTGTCATCCATGCCTCCCGGCATGAGTGCGATCGCGATGGGGTGCTGTTTGTACTCGGGGAGCTTGTAGATGCCGGTCATGATCAAGCCTCCACCTTGGCAAATGAACGACCAGCGCCACGGGCCAAGCCCAAGAGTGCTTCTTTGTGCGCACGCCAGAAGCGCAACGCGTCGCGGCCATCCATCTCAACGATGGTCTTGTCGTCGAATTGCTCCCAGTCGTGAAGTGGATGCAGCTGGCAACCGATCTGCATGTGCTGGTCCAGCACGGTGACAGGCCACTGCAGACCGTACAGCTGAATGGGTCTTTGTGTGATAGTGATCTTATCGGTCCACTTGGCCCCGTCGAGGTAGGCCC